AAACTCGTAATCACGATCTAATGTATCGTGGTATCAAGGTTAGAAGCAAGGCAATTCCTTGCAGTTAAGATAAAGAGGGGTTGCGACCCCTCTTTTTTTATGGTACAATATCCACCATGAACAGAGCTAAATTAAAAGTTTTGATGGCTGCCTTAAAAGAAGTGGTCGATGAAATAGACTCCGAGATCTATTCGGATGTTGGTGAACATGTTCCCCAAGATTCTGTTGAATCTGATTACGATGAGGTTTTCTAAGATGGATCTTAAATTAAGAGAATATGTATTAAAGGTTCTTTTACAGGAGTTTGGAAATACACATTCAAATAAATCAATTTATGAATGTGCTGATGATTGGTGCAGTAAACAAGTTACTGCTAATGGTATCGTTAGTTATTTCAAGGCCTACTATAATAAATAATAGGTAATCATACTCTATTATATGTTTTGAAGGACAAGAAGGCAGCTAAAAAGTTATTGAAGAGGGCAAAGAAACATCCAGAATGGTATACAGAAAAGGATGTTTACTATGCTAAAATGATTAAGAAAGAACTTAAACAGAATGAAAGTAACAAGGATTCAATCGACACCTGATGCAGAAAAAACTATGGCATATATTGCCAGAGTTTCCAACCCCAACAATCAGGACAATGAAAAATACGCAGGACTATTAAAGTATTGTATCAAACATAATCATTGGAGTGTGTTTGAACAGTCTTCACTAACCCTAGAGATTGAGACTACTCGTGCTATTGCTGCACAGATATTAAGACATAGAAGTTTTACATTCCAAGAGTTCTCTCAAAGGTATGCGGCTAGTACTGAACTTGGTAATATTCCTTTACCTGAGCTCAGGAGACAGGATCTAAAGAATCGTCAGAATTCTACTGATGATTTAGATCCATTTATAATACAGAAATTGCAGATGCAAATGCAGACTTTATTTGATTCTGCATCGGCACTCTACAATCAGATGTTAGAGGAAGGAGTTGCTAAGGAGTGTGCTAGAATGGTTTTACCACTGGCGACCCCTACAAGGATCTACATGACTGGTTCATGTCGTTCTTGGATACATTATATCAATCTACGTTCTGCACACGGTACACAGAAGGAACACATGCAGATTGCAGAAGCATGTAAAGAAGTATTTAAAGAAGAATATCCTACAGTCTCTGAGGCTTTAGGTTGGACTAAGAACCCTGTTCTTAATGAGATAGATAGATTGAATAGTGAAATTAAAAAACCCACTGAAGAACCTACTGAGGATTAATTATGCCCACCTATCCTGTTATTAATTTAAAAACTAAAGAGAAGAAAGAACTCTCCATGACAATGAAAGAGTATTGTACATGGAAAGATGAGAATCCTGACTGGGATAAAGATTGGAGTGCAGGAGTTGCTGCTTGTCAAGAGATTGGTGAGATGCGTTTCAAAGGAGAGGCAAATTCTAATGGATGGAATGAGATATTAGACAGAGCTTCTAAACAGCCTGGTGCTGCCGTTCGTAAAAACCGAGACTATAGTTAAGTATGCCACGCAAAAAGAAAACTATCGAACCCATCGGGGTTGGTTACACTTCTAAGCAGATGAAAAGAAAGAAACCTATCAACAATGATTTTCTAGTTGATGTAACTCCTCTTACAAAAAATCAGGAGAAGTTCTTTGATGCTTATAGTAACGATAAAAATGTTTTTGGTTATGGATGTGCTGGTACAGGTAAGACATTCATTGCACTCTATCTTGCACTGAGGGATGTTCTATCAGACACTACACCATACAAGAAGGTTTATATCTTCAGGTCATTAGTATCTACAAGAGAGATTGGCTTCTTGCCTGGAGATCATGAAGATAAGTCTTTGTTATATCAGATACCATATAAGAATATGGTTAAGTATATGTTTGAGATGCCTACAGATGCAGACTTTGAAATGCTCTATGGAAATCTTAAGTCACAAGAGACAATATCTTTCTGGTCTACATCATTCTTAAGAGGTACTACATTTGATGATTCTATTCTTCTGATTGATGAATGTCAGAACTTGAATTTTCATGAACTTGATAGTATAATAACAAGAGTAGGAGATAACTCTAAGATTATCTTCTGTGGTGACGCATCACAAACAGATTTAACTAAGACCAATGAGAAGAATGGCATCTTAGACTTCATGAAAATCATTCAACAAATGGAAAACCAATTTGCAATGATTGAATTTGGAGTAGATGATATTGTTCGATCAGGATTAGTTAGAGATTACATTATTACTAAATTAGCTTTGGGACTCTAAATGCAAAGAACCTTTCATAATTACCTTGGTGAGATCGAATTAAAAAAGAAAGAGACCAGTGGGTGTAGACTGTACGAACTGCCCAGTGGTCAATGGGTTCCATCCATAACATCAGTAACTTCATTCTATAATAGAGAGAAATTTATAGCGTGGAGAAAAAAAATTGGAGACGAGAAGGCAAATAGAATAACAAAACGAGCTACAACAAGAGGTACGGATTTCCATGAAATCGCACAAGACTACCTTGAACAAAAGGAGCTTATATGGGAAGAACATTTACCCGCTACAAGGTTCATGTTCCACCATGCCAAACCATTCCTTGATAAGATCAATAATATACATGCTATTGAGCGCACCCTGTATTCTGAGTTTTTTGGTATTGCGGGCCGTGTGGACTGTATTGGAGAGTATGATGGAGAGCTTGCAGTCATTGATTTTAAAACTTCAGAATACATTAAACCAGAGGCTTGGTTAGAGAATTATTTTGTTCAAGAAACTGCATACGCATGTATGTACTACGAGATGACTGGTATCCCAGTCAAGAAGTTAATTACTATTATGACAACTCCTTCAGGAGAGGTTAAAGTATTTGACAAAAGGAATAAAGACGAGTATATTAGGCTCTTAGTCAAATATATTAAAAAATTTGTTAATAGTTTTACCAATGAATAAAGATCTGGACAAGGCACTAAAAGAAAAATTTCTGTGTCAAAATAAATTCACTCAAGACATAGAAGACCTTGTTAAAAATAATAAGAGTCTTAATTATATTGATGCAATAGTTCACTACTGTGATGAGAATAAAATAGAAGTTGATTCTGTTTCTAAATTGATAAGTAAACCATTGAAGGAAAAGATTAAAGCTCAAGCAATGGAATTAAATTTTTTAAAGAAAACTACCTTAGCTAAATTACCTTTGTAGTAATGGAAAATCTAGAAGCAGATGTATTTGTAGATCCATTTCCCCATTTAATAATTAGAAATTTTTATAATCAGGAAGAGTTGGAATTAATCTGGGAAGAGCTTAAGTTCTATACAAAGCCAGGAAAACTTCTTACTGCAAAAGATTTTGGTGGAGTGGTAAAAAAAACTAATTCACATGCATTATTATTGGATGCAATGTATCCAACCTATAAAGGAAAGAATTCTGTTAATTATAGATCAGTATCAAATATATTAACTGTTAATAGAAAAACGTTTGACAAGTCAATCTTAGAAATATTTTCATCTATTCATGAATGTTGTGTACATTCAAAAGATGCTGACCATGATGTTACTAAAGTTAGGTACTATCATAATGGAGAATACTATAAACCTCATAGAGATACCTTACAACAATTCTTAGCCTTTAGTTATTTTTATAAGGAACCAAAGAAGTTTGAAGGTGGTGAATTATATTTTCCAATATATGATTATGAGTTTAGTTGTGATAATAATTCAATAATATTTTTACCTGGCTGGGTAGAACATGGAGTAAGAGAAGTAAAGATAGAAGATTCAGATTACTATGATGGTTATGGTCGGTATTGTATTTCTAGTTTCTTTGGACAACAAGAATGAAGGTAAAGGTAAAAGTGACTCCTTTTGAATGTTATAAAACTTATATTGCCATGAAGCAACACTTCACTAAGGAGAAGTATGATTATGTGAAGTATGGTGGTAAGTCTAGAGCATCTGTTGTTTCATTCAACAAAAGAAAGGATAGATATTTTTTTGAACGTATGAGTAGAAAGAAGAGTGATGATGAGATCACTCAGTATTTCATTTCTAATTTTATTTCAAGTGAAGATCCCACTAAAGTATGGATAGGAGAAATTATTCAAAATGGAGAAACCAACTTCAAAGAATGGCAAAAAAGAAACCAATCACTCACTTACATATTCTCAGATGAAATTGAGAGAGTCTTTTCGGGAGGTGATTTCGATAGCTACTTCATTAATAAAGGACAACATCCAAAAATCCTCAAAGAATACTTAAAGAAAAATATATCAATAGAGACTCTTGTTATTCTTGATATGATACTAGGGTTTGGTAAAGAATTTGATAAAAAACTAGTAGATCCTATTTGGAGTACGGTTTCCTTGAAGATGAAAAAGTATAGATCGTTCCTAAATATTAGTGTGCCTCGTTATAAAAAAATACTGAAAGAGAAAGTCCTATGAGTTTCTTAAAAAGCCCACAAGTTCGTGCGGGTCTTGTAGAGATTAATGAACTACAAGAAAAAATAATGACAGATGCGATGAAATTTCCAAACCTTAGTTTGGATGATCAATACGAACATATAGAAGACCTTGAGGATCTTTTAGAGAAACAACGTTTAATGTATATTAGAATTTCTCTCTCAGATGATCCTGAGGCAAAGGAGATGAAGAAAAATATTCTTGGGTCTATTGACCTAATGGGTCTTAAACAACCACAAGATCCAGATGAATTATTTAAGATGATGCATCAGACTATTGTTCAACTCCGTAAACTGGTCGAGCAGAGGCTTGACAAGTGATAACCCATTTGTTATAATATATTTGTTGAGACGGCGGTTTCAACGGGGAGTGACTGAATAAACTTTCTGGCATATAGCTGGTTAAGGTGACGAGACACAGGTGGTGCTGCTACTC